TAAATTGTTGTAGTTGACTTCTTTTTTTAGCAATTAAGACTCCCCTCTCATCTGTAATAACAACCAAAGGATCATCTAAACGATGGTAGCCATAAAGTTTTTCGTCAGCTGGAACAGCTGTATCAAGAAGATAACTAGTAGCAGCAACCTCAACTTGAATGCCATTAAACATAGCTTTGCTTAACCAAAACTCTACAGAAGCTCTGCCTGCTTCAGCAAAATGCAAATTACCTTTATAACTAAAATCAATTCCAAACATTTTAATTTTTCCAACCTTGTTCCATAAAGCAAATGCTACTGCATAAGCAACAGTATTGTTTAGATAATGAGATCCGCATCCAGCTAATACTTCATCAATAGGATATTCAACCAGGCCAGGACAACGATCATCTAATTCACATGTGTAAACTGGACCTTCATGTTCAGTAAGAAGCTTAGCCATACTATCAGTTTGACCACCTGCATCATCTCCATCTAAGAACCTAGATGCTGGATCCATCATAAAAACTCTGTCATGATAAATAACAGAGGCTACCGCGTTGATAGCCCAAACTTCATCAAAGTGTGATCCATGTGATTTTGCTAAGTTATAGTCAAACCAGCTTTTGCCCATTCCGACAATAGCTACAGTTTTACCTTCAAGCTTCTTGATTGGTTTCATATCTTCTCCTTTTTTATAAAACTAAGTTATTTGCGTTCTTAACGAATCGTATCTGTATTCGTCTCTTCTTCCTCTTGCTTCGGCTAAATTCTTTAATCTTGCAACTTCTTTGTTGAACCTGTCCTCATATAGAGCCATCATGTCGGGGTCGCCTTTCATAAAAGTGTAAGCCTCAACCAAGCATCCATATAGTAAAGCATTTCTTGCGTTTTGAGAAATCCAAGTACCAGATGTTTGAGTTGTTAAACTTGCTGGCTCATATAAATAATGCAATTCAACATTATAATCTTGGTCTGGAACAGGAGAAACTATAAGGGTAGATCCATTGTCAGAGCCTGTAGAAAGTTCCTTATCAAAATCTGCATAATACAAAGGTCTACCTCTTTCTGATGTAGCAGTAGGATCTGTTGCATATTCACGCATAAAACTTGTATGTTTTTTATCTAAATAATGATAGTCACCATTACCATCTATTACAGCTAAAGAAAAAGAAACTTGAAAGTCGCTAGGAGCTGTAAGATATGTGTTTCCAGTTGTTAAATTACCAGTTACATTTTTTCTAAAATAATCTAGCTGTATTAAATGAAACAATCTTTCTTCAGCATTTAAAATAAAATCATCTAAAGTATTTACAAAAGTTGTTTCTTCGTTTTCAACAAAATTTTGTATAAGTGTTTTTAGTTCTGCTAAAGTCATGATGTTATAATTGTAACCTCTCCAACACCACCTGTCATTTCATCAACTGTAAAGTTTGTTCCTATAATATCTGAGTTCATATAATGAGGTTTATAAATATCTGTATAAACCACTACAACATAACCTTCACCCACTTCTTTATCGGTATCAGGTCTAGGTTGGTAAATTGCTTCAGGATCAGCTTTGGCTGTATGAGGTTCTAGTTGAGGATGTTTTGGTTCATAGCATTCAGAACAAACTTTAAAACCAGTCCATTCTTTTTTTAAATCTAGCAAAGGATATTCAAACGCACATCTATCGCATAAACCTACTGCAAATTTACCTGAAGCGTAAGACATATTACCTCAAACTATTAAAGGGTCTAATTCTAAATGATGCTTTATCTTCATCAGTAGACATAGCCCTATCAAATTCTTCTTCGTATATTTGTTTTAATAATTGAGCTTTTTCTGGAGCTCTTTTTATTGCAATATAATATGCAAGCCCTGCTGCAAAACAAGGATAAAATCTAAATGGCATATCCATAGTATTTGTTGCAGCATCAGCATCATCCATTCTAATCATTTTATTAAAAACTAAAATGTCTGTTGAATTTTCTGGCGTAGGCCAAACTTTTAAAACGGGGGAATTTAATTTATCTAAAAACCATTGGGAGGGCATGCTTTGAGTTGTTTTGTTAGGAATATTTAAATAAGAGCTTCTGCTTAATCTTTCAATAGAAATATCTGTTTGAACGCCGTTTGTTGTACGTCTTAAAACAACATCTAAAATATCAATAACATTAGAGTTTAAAGTGTACTCAGCTGTTCCTTGAGTAACAGTTTGGGTATCTTGCTCTATCGTCCATTGATTAAGACCTCGGTTAGCCCATTCAGCAAGCATTAAGTTAATAGATCTTCTAGCAGTTTTTAGATCATAACCAGTTCTAAGCTCTAGGCCGCATCTTTCAAATGCTTCCTCCACGAACTCAGCTACGTTTGGTTCAAAATCTGTACTGCCTGAAAGTGCCATAACTAATCCTCTGGAGCGTATAGATTATTAAATGTTACATTTGGGTCCATATAGCTCTCATGTTGTTCTGCTGAATGCGTCCATTGAGAGGGCATAAAATCTGGTGCTCCCTCGCCTACACGCCATAAAGCAGGATTTGTTGCTCTTACCCTATTATTAGGTAAAGCTACAAAATTGCCAGTATATTCACCAGCATCTGTTAAATATAGCACATGTGACTGCTTATGTTGAGCTGGGTCATCTGCTATAGAATTATCTGTATAGTCTACAGTAAATAAATACTTTCCTGTATAAAATTCTCCCCCTATTTTGCATACCCAAGGAGATGAGCTAACTCTGTCCATAACAATTACAGAATGCTCATGACTTAAACAATCCCAGGGCTGAGCTAAATGATCTTCCATTGGATTTGGCCATTCTTGCAGAGGTATGTCTGCTACTAAAGCTTGTATAGGCATTCTTGCCCACATAGCGCCACCATGAACATTTGGTGCATCTTCCATACTATCTATTTCGCATCCAGTAAATACAACTTGAAACGACAAAGATCTGTCTGGAATTGTGTTAACAGCTATAGCAAGAGCATGCAAATACTCTCCATGATAGTTGCTATGATTAGCGGTAAATTCTTTTCTTACCCAGCATTTAAACTGAGGTATATTAGAAATTAAATATGACATCTAAGGTGCAAATTAAACTTTGCCGCCCTTTGACATATATTTAGTTCCTTTAGCTGCACCACCTTTAGCCATATATTTAGTACCTTTTGCTGCTCCGCCCTTGGACATATACTTAGTCCCTTTTGCGGCGCCGCCTTTTGACATATATTTAGTACCTTTAACTGGGCCACCTGTAGCATATCCTTTAGTTTTTTTAAACATAATTACTCCTAATAAAACTTAGTTTTTTTTCTTCTGCCGTTCATTACTTTACCACATCCTTTAGCAATTCTAATTTCTACGACACCACCTTCTGATTTTTTTGTTCTACCGTCTTTCCAGCTAATTCTTTTTGAACTTGTTTTCTTTTTTGCCGCTGCGGTACATTGAGCTTTTGTTGGTCTACAGGCAGGATAACTTCTACGTTTTTCACCTTTTTTTCTACCGCAAGGCTTACCTGTTTTACAGTCAATCCAGCCTTTGCCATCATTTCTGTCAAACCATTTTTTTAAACTATCGCTAGCCATTAGCCTAATTTAGTTTTTTTGCGTTTGCCTGGAAGCATGTTGTTGAAACCTCTAGCTTCAACAAATGTTACTTCGCCACCAGCTGATTTTTTTTGTCTGCTTTTGTTTCCCCAATTTTTTGCGCCCACTTTGCGGCATTTAACCAAAGCTCCACTTGCGTAAGCAGATGGCCAAACTTTATATCTTGATTTTACTTTGTTATAACAAGCGTCTTTTTTAGTAGCCATTTAACATTTCCACCTTCGTCTTGCTTGGCGTATTCTTGAATTAGGATCGTTTCTAGTTTTAGCTGAACTTCTTTTAAGTTGCCCAAGTGATCTAGCGCAATAAGACTTGCGTCTTTTAGCTGCTGCACTTCCTTTTTTAACCTTTCCTGTTACTGCTGTTTTAAGTTTAGATCCTGGATTAGCTTTACGATAAGCGGCTACACCTTTTTTTGTCATACCAGCGCCTTTTTTAGTAGGACGGTAATTAGCTCCCTTTCCTGCAGTGGTTCTTCGGATGGGTTTTGTTTTTTTTCGCTCTGCCATAATTAAGCGTTAGCTATATAAATAATATCCAGTCCTGCTGAAATTGCAATATTAGCATTTGAAGAGCTACCTATAGCTCTTACTTCAATATCTGTTTTTTCTTCAAACTTTAAAGGAAAATTGTATTTTTGAGTTACTGTATCTAAAACGGTTGTAAATTTATCTTTTACATTAAAGACACCGCCATCAGGTCTAGCAAGAACTGTTACTATTCCGTATTTATTATTAGCTTCTGTTGCTACGGTTATATGAGTTTCATATAGATAAGCTGTATACCCTGCTGGCACTGTCCAAAGTGCCATAAGCGTTTGATTGTCTCCTATAGCCACAGTTGCGTATTTATTGGTAGGCACTCCACTTGAAGGGGTAGCCTCAGTTCCTACATATAAAACACCAGCATTAGCACCGCCACTACCTGCTGTTAGAACCTCTATTCTGTTTACTCTTATCCAATTACTAGCGTCACCGAGTTGTACGCCAGTTTGTCCGTCTAAGTCAACAGTAACTGATACTTCATTATAGTTAGCATCAAGACCTGAAACTTTTGCAGTTCTTGCGCCAGTACCAGCTACATCATCATTTGTTGATGAACTTGATATATAAAGAGTGGAAGCAGAAGATAGGTAGGTATATAAACCGCCTTGCGCCCAAACGGTTTCTAAGGAATCAACAACTAGTGGATTAAAGCCAAATTTAAAGTTGGTTTTGTGATAGGAAATCTGGCCTCTTGAGACTTGTAACTCAAAAGGCTCAGTTGTTCCTACTCTTGATATTGATGACTTCTCAGCCATGACTAAGAATGAAAAACAGTTACTCTGTCTATATTGCTCAATACAACATGAATACCATCTGAAAATAAAACCCCAGAATCTGGAATGTTCATTGTTTCAGTATCATTAGCGTTGCAAGGAGCAATAAGAAGAGTAGTGCCAGTAACAGAACCGTCTCTAAAAGTTACAGTACCGTCTGAAGTTCCTCCTGCAATAACATAACCCCTTAATCTAGATCTACCTGCTTGCAAAACAGCTCCGCCAGTAGCGGAGCTAGTGCTAGTAGCTGTTTTTACATCTGAGCCTACAATTCTACCTGCCATAATTAGCTCCTAAAATTAAGAACCAGAGAATGGTGTTACTAAAGTTCCTGAACCAAGAATAATTCCTTCTACAACGTATTTAGCAGTATCCGCAGCGTGTACTTTAATTACACTTCCTGCTAGACCACCTTTGGTTGTACCATTCAAAGTAATGATATCGTTAGCAGCACCTGAAATAAAAGTTTTACCTGTTGCGTCATCTACACCTGTATACAAACCACCAACAAATTTATCTGTGCCATCAGTAACGATAGTCATGCCAGTCGCTGCTGTAATAACTAAAAATGTAAAAGTAGCACCCAAGTTATTAGTTTGGTTTGGATCTGTAGGATCGCTAGGTACAGTTGAAACAATTGAAGGTAAAGTAAATGCACCGTCTGCATCATTACACAACAAAAGTTTTCCTGCGTGATCGTCTACTGTTAAGGTTGTATTCGCTGTTAAACTAACAACTGAATTTGTACCTGCTGAAATAAATCCTGCCAATGATTTGACTGGACCTGAAAAAGTTGATTTAGCCATTATTTTCTCCTAACTAAATATGTTGCGCCATCTTGGAGTAAGTCTGCCGAGTCAGTTGGAGCAACGAGTTACCTCGGTTTAGATAACTATACTACTTTAGAGGTCTTGAGGGAAGTTTTCTTTAGACTTTAAAATTTCTTCTCTGCATTTAAATAAAGCTTGATAAGAATCTTTAATAGCTGGATCTTTACCAAATTCATCTATCATATCTTTACCAATCATCTCAACTAGAGCTATAACAGTTGTCATTCTGCCATCTATATCTTTTATTTTTTGAATATCTTTTGCTGTCATTGTAGATTCTTTTTTCTGTCTAATATTATAACCATCTAGCCAGTTTTTTACATTAATTAGTTTTTTGCTAAAGTCTGGATAGGTTTCCCAGTCTCTTATTTCTTCTATATCTCGGCCGCAACCTTGACATCTTTCGTCAAAGGGAGCCATTGACGTTGAGCAACGTCCATTGCAGGGTGAGTTAGCTAAGCTGATACTCATATGTAAACCAGTATTCATAAATATACCTCGGTTTACTCAGATTCTACATCAAGAATCTAATTATAGGTAGCTTTTTGTAAATTTTTATACAAAAAAAGGGGAGCAAATGCTCCCCTTTTATCAATTGCTAAGAATTAAGCACCTTGAGAAGCGAAAACAGCTCTCCAATTGGAGTAACCGAAAGAGTATCTTTCTCTAGCTTTGTAACGCATGTTACCAGTATCGAAATCACCCTCTAGGGCTGTTGACATAGGACTTCTTTGGAAGTGTTTAAAGCCATCTGGACAATCTGTTTTTAGGAACCAAGCATCATTGTCTGTTAGATAGTGGTTAACCACATATCCATCAGGACACATACCCATATTCCTAATAGCGTTGATGTCATTGTCAGATGTACCAACTCTACCAGGAGTGTTGATTAATCTATCAGCGACAAACTGCAATTGAGGTGGAACAATTAACTTCATACCTTTCAGAGCAATTTGTAATTGTCTGTCGTCGGTTAAAGTTGAAACAGAAATCAACGCATCTTCTAATGAAGTTTCGTTAAGATCAGCCATTGATGTCGCTCTGTTAGCAGCTGAACCACCACCTGAAAGTGGGTGATCTGTTGCTATGAGTGATTTGCCATCTCCACCAGTAAAACTGGATGAGAAAGCATTGTTTAACACATCAGCACCTTTTACT